GAAGGTTATGAGTTTGCAATCATAGAATTATCATTAATTGCTTAAAAATTTATTATTAACTATTAAACCGCCGAAAGGCGGTTTTTTATTGCCTGAATTCGGATGAATAAGGCGCAACGAGCGGAAGCTTAATTAAAAATGGTGGAAACCTATGAAACTTAAAACGATTCAAATCGAAAATAAAACTTACGCAGAAGTGAATGAAGAAGGTAAACCTTTATACCTCCATGAAGATGGAACAGAGATTGCCTTTGATGCACCACATGCGATTGCAAAAATTAATGAACTCGGATCAGAAGCAAAAAATCATCGAATTGCTAAAGAACAAGCGGAAGCAAGTTTAAAAACATTTGAAGGTTTAGATGCTGAAAAAGCCCGAAATGCTCTAAACACCATCAAAAACTTTGATGATAAAAAGTTGATTGATGCAGGGGAAGCAGAACGGGTACGAACTGAAGCAATTGATTCTGTGAAACAAACTTATGAAACACAACTTGGTCAAATCACATCTGAACGTGATGCATTTCAACAGCAATTACATAATGAATTGATCGGTGGTGGATTTGCTCGTTCTAAGTTTATCCAAGAAAAAGTCGCTGTTCCTGTTGATATGGTTCAAGCCATGTTTGGTCAAAACTTCAAGGTCGAAGATGGCAAACCTATCGCATATGACAGTAAAGGTCAAAAAATCTATTCCCGTACAAATCATGGTGATGAAGCTGCTTTTGATGAAGCTTTAGAAATCTTAATCGGTGGATACCAACATAAAGATTCTATTCTAAAAGGTTCACAAGCAGGTGGTGGTGGTTTTTCAGGTCAAGGCGGACAAGGGGGTGGCAAAGCGATGTCACGTCAAAGCTTTGAACAGTTAGCACCACCAGAAAAACAAGCATTCATGAAAGATGGCGGACAAATTACAGAAAATTAATTTTGGAGATTAGTGAATGTCTAATAATTTAAATGGCTTATTACCAACGCTATATGCAGCACTTGATATTGTTTCTCGTGAGATTACTGGATTTATTCCTGCAGTTACACGTGATACTGGTATTGAACGTGCTGCAGTTGGTGATGATGTAAAAATTCCAGTAACAACCGTTGCAGAAGCACAAGATACTAAACCCGGTGTACATGCACCAGACGCAGGTGATGGTACGGTAGATAACATCGTGGCTAAAATTACCAAGTCACGAAATGTACCGATCCGCTGGAATGGTGAAGAAACTCGTTCACTACAAAATGCAGGTACCTTTGCCGCAATTCAAACCGATCGTTTTGCTCAAGCTATGCGAACGTTGGTGAATGAAATCGAACGAGACTGTTGGCTAGAAGCTTATAAAAATGCATCAATTGCTTATGGTGCCGCAGGACAAACGCCGTTCAGCACTGCAGCTGATATGACTGATTTTGCTGGAACATTAGGTATCTTGGAAAACAATGGTGCGCCGCGTAATGATCTGCAATTAGTGTTAGGTCATGCAGCAATTGGTAATTTGCGTGGTAAGCAAGCAGGATTATTCAAGGTCAATGAAGCCGGTCGTGATGACATGCTACGAAATGGTATGACTGACCGTATTATGAACTTTGCGATTCGCCACTCGCATGCAGTCGGTGTACATGCTAAAGGGACTGGTGATGGTTATCTTGTAAATGGCAGTTCATCAGTTGGTGATAAGTCTATTGCTGTAAGCACCGGGACTGGAACAATTCTTGGTGGAGATATTGTGACATTTGCGGGTGATGGTACTCAATATGTGTCTGGTGGTTTAGCAGGATCGAACTTAATTCTTAATCATGGATTGGCTTTAGTTCCAGCTGATAAAGCTGCAGTTAGTGTTGGTAATAACTATGTACCAAACCTCGCATTTTCACGTTCAGCAATTGCATTAGCAACACGTACTCCTGCTTTACCTGAGGGCGGAGATAGTGCAGATGATCGTACGCAAATTGTAGATCCTGTTACTGGATTGGCATTTGAAATTGCGGTTTATCGCCAATACAAACAAGTTGTCTATGAAGTCAGTTTGGCTTGGGGTGTCAAAGCTATTGCACCGCGACATATCGGACTACTTTTAGGTTAACCAATAGGGCGAGAAATCGCCCTTATTTTTTGGAAAATAGAAATGACTTTATTAA